GTGATTCTATCCTTACCCTGAGATAAAAACGCTTGTTGTTGGTGTTTGTATGTTTTGTAGCTTAGGGTAGATTGGTCAAATATAGATGCCTTAAACTGCTCAGATTTTACGTTGGTAGATTCTACTGACTTCTTAAAAAACCACAAGTCCTGCAAAGCACCATACTTATTAATGAATGTAACTTTGTAGGGCTCGTACTTACACTCATTAATCGTGTTGATTTTAACAACCTCTACACCTGCATCTGTGTTTATGATAACCTCGTCTACTTCACCTATGTTATATCGCCTTAGAAACAAGTCTAAGCAATCGCTGTCCTCTAATGTACCCCCATCGTTTACAACTCGTTCCCTGTATGTATCGTTATCATCTAAACCACTTACTGTAATGTATTCTATTTGACCATTTGTGTTATTCACATCAACCCCTGCCGATGGTATACTTTGAGTTCGTTTCTCTTCCCCTTTGTATAAGAATGTTACTGAGTTAGTGTCCTCTGTAAAGACAGGGATTCTTACATTATCGTAGTTTAGTCTGAATATAGTATTGTTTGATAGTAGCAGCCCTCTTGACAGCTGAGGATTTGTACCCTCGTGAAAGTAACCATAACCATCGAACGCTATATAGTCAACAGGCGTAGGTGTTTCAGAGCCACTTGTTTTAGTTAAAGTTAATGTAGGTCTAACCCATACACATTGACTGTCATATTCGCCATCAAACTCTATATCAAGATAATCTCTTACAAGTTCTGCTATCTCATACACTACATAATTATTACTGTCTATTGGCGTTTTAGTTATTGTGTATCTAAGTTCGCTTGATGTGGGTGTGGTAAGTTTTGCGCCTGTGTATATGTACAATTCCATTTGCGCACTTGTAAGCGTACCACTTGCAGGTTCTGCTTTTACATAAAAGGGGCTTCGTACGTTTATCTTTATAGCCATTATATTAAGTTTTCTAAATCTTTAGCAAATTGCTCTTGTAATTCTTTAGGTAGGTTAGTAAATGCTTTCTCAAAGGGCTTAGTGAAAAACATAGATGGCTTAATACCATAGTTCTTTACAATCGTAGCAAGTGCAAACCCTGTCTGCTTGTAGCTTAAAAATCTACCCTTTTTATCTCTAAACTGTATTCGCTTTGCAGATGCCCACTTACCAAACGTACCTGTGGCACTTTCTAACCCTACAAGATTAGATGATTGCTTGTAACTAAAGTTGCTTAAAGACTTACCACCACGTACACCCTTAACACCACGATCTTGAAACATACCATAATCTTCCATCTCAAAGTAAAGTCTAAAACCTTGACTTACTTCCTCTATGGTATAGCCAATAGAATCGTACAACTCTTTTGATGTATTCTTTTTGCCTTTAGTAAGGTTTGTGCGTGATTGCTGCACTACATACTTACCGAAAGCCCTTAGAGCTGCCTGTGTTTCTTTTAGCTGCATACGTTAATATCGTTTTCTATAAGCACGTCAAAGGTTGTAGCCCACCCTGCAACAGAGTTCTCAAATCTATCATAAAAAGGTTCACAGCTTGGATCGCCATCTAATTGATACTTTGATGTGTATAATGTACCTATTCTAAGCACCTGTATTACTTTGTTAATAACAGCAAGTTGTGTGTTAAGTACATCCTGCTCGTTATCGTTATCCCTAAACACATCTACAACTGCATCTTTGCTTTGATCTACTACGTCCATTGTAAGGATACTCATACTAAATCTAAGTACCTGCTCTTCCAATGTTACGTTATTAATTACAATGTGTGCAAGTGGAAAGATGGTTTGCTTGTTTAGGTCAATATCTGTTATATCGCCTGTGGTAACTGTGTTGATGTTATCATCAGCGAGTAATTGGTCTTTAATTGTGTTGGTTATTTGATAAAAACCTCTTGCACCTTGATTAGCCATTGAATTTACTTTTTATTTGTCTTGCTTCTAACTCTGCTTTGTCTTTCATAAAACTTAGGGCATATAAACATTGATGAGTATTTAGTTTAGTGATATCTTCAAATCGTCCAATATCCCCCTGAGCGAGTGCGTAAAGTGATTGATACCACCCCCATTTTCGTCCGAAATTAGATGCAGAGCTAAGTTCATTTCCTCGTTCCCCAAATAATTCAGCATAGCTTTCGATAAGTCCATCCCTAAATTGTAAAAAAAAACAATAGAACCTAAGACTGCACTCATAGGCATATCTTTCATTTTCTCTGCGTTATCTACGCTATAATCCTCTACGTTGTACTTATCGCCATATTGATTCGTAATTCGTCTATATAGAACATTCATAGCCCTGTGCATATTTTCCCAATCGCCTATAAACGTATCTAAGTCTATGTATTCGCCAAAGCTCATATCATCTAACTTAGGTATAAACCCATACTGCGTACCTTTCATCTTGAACATAGTTTGCAACTTGGGTGTATCGTTTAGCATCTCAGTTAATATCTGCACTATGCTATTAATATCAGTAGCCCTCATAAGCAGGACGTGATCCCCACGTATCCCACAAAAGATTTCTATCATCTTAACAGCTAAAAACTTCTCGTCCTCGTTGTTATCTTGTATCTTTAGATATCTCTGATATTGGTCTAAAGTTATCTCATTAAGTGATTCAGGGATTTCTATATCTACTTTCATAACTTATTACTTATCTATATAACGTAAAAAAAAATGATTTTAACGAATTGCGTATTGACCTCTGTTTGGGTTTTGCAGTTGATAACCTACGCTGTATCTTATCGCATCTATTAAGTGATTGTAAGCATCAACAGGCGTGTTAGACTTTCGCTCTAACCATCTGTAATTATTCAGCTCTTTAATAAGGTTTGTACTATCAGGGCTTACCACTAAGTCGTAGTCTTGTAATAGTGAGATGCCATAGGTAATACTACCCTGTCCTTTGATTGATTTTGTTACGTTACAACCTTTGGCTTTTATTTCATGTAGTAGTCGCACCTCTGCGCTATCGCCTACGATAAGACCATCCTTAGCGTGTTTAAGATTGAGTTGTGCTATCTGTGAGGTTGTAAGGCGTGGTAGGTAAAAACATTCCCTTAAATAGATTATTTTGTTATCTGTATCTATGTTTGTTTCTACAAGTGTTGATGGATCAGCAGCAAAGCCATAATCCTGCCCCCATACGCTTACGCCTTTCTTTTTAAACTCGCCAATAGTCCAATTTGTGAATATCACGCCCTCAGCTTTACTCATCCACGAACCTAACATCTGTTGTTTGTACTTCTCAGGTCTGCGCTGTTTCATTTGTTCTATCTGCTCTATGTAGCTTTTAGATAGATTGTCTAAGTTATCTAAGTATGTAGTGTGAATGTAGGTGGTATTATCCTTACTCGTATTGCTACCTTCCTGTACGCCTTTATCCTCAAAGAATCGTGTATAGACAAAATGCTCTTTAGTTGTAGGATTGAGTATTAAGATAACTCTGTTTTGATTGCCTTGCTGTCTTACTGATAGGTCAATAGTATCAAACTTCTGTTCGTCTGTTAGTTCCTCTGCTTCATCTACTACCCAAGTCGTAATACCTGTAAGTGATTTTAGACTTGCTGTCTGATCGCCTGAGCTTGTCTTGATACCTCTAAAGATTATCTTACTTCCTGATTTCTTATTTATTATCTCGTCCTTTGTTACGTGGAAGTCTGCAATACAATCCATCAGTTCTAACTTCTCTATAAACTCAGGAATAATAGAGATACGTGCAGATGTTAATGTGTATCTTGTAAATAGGATTGTATGCCCTCGCTCATAGGTAAGTATAACAAGCAAAGCATTTATTGAGAAAGACTTACCTGACCCCCTACCACCTGTAACAACAAAGTATCTACTATCGTCTGTTGATATTGGTAGGTATTTCTTATGTATGTTAATCGACAAACTTAATTAAGTCCTTAAAGTTTATATTTAGCCCCTCAGATGAATTGATATCCATACTCTCTTTTGGCTTACCATAACGATAGCTGAGATATAATTGGATTGCTCTCATATCGCCTTTTGCTACGAGTTCCCCTAACTTAGCGAGTGCTGTATCACTATCTATAATCGCATCTAAGCGTTCTACTAATTTAGATTCGTCTGCTTTGGGCTTTCTACCTGCCCCCTGTCTTGCGCCACCATGCATCTTGAAAAAAGTTGATTATTCAATTATATAACGTAATTATTCAGGATTTTGTGTACCCTTCAATTCCTGCACCTCTTTAGCTAATTGATTAACCATTAAGTAGAGTTTTGTTGTAGCTCTTTCTATCTGCTCAATCTTTTGTGCTTGAGTCCACTTCTTTTGCTTCATCGTTTCTTATTTTGGTCAACGTATAACGCTCTTTTATTTGTTCTGTGATATTGATAAGTATTCTGCCATTCAGGAATAGGGATAAACTTAATATCCTTATCTATCTCTGCTCTTGTCTTTTTTCTATTCATAATCTTTAAATATAAATTCTATATACCAAAATGCAAAGTCAATTACTAACGCTCTATATTCGCCATGATAGTTTGTTATGGTAATACCAAAAGCTAAGTGTTGATATATACTACCTGTCCTTATTTTCATTTAATTGTTTTTCGTATAGTACGCAGTCGCTACATTGAAACACGCATCGTGAGTATGTAAATTCATCGTCAAGGCATATAAAGTTATTTTTTTCCATCTTCATATCCTTTTAGGTATCCTATAAACCAACAGAAAGCACATAGCACTGCTGTTGTTAAGAACCCACTAAAGTCCATATATAGTATCATAATCGTTTGTATCTAAGGTCAGGTCTATCTTCACTACTAAAGTGTTCTATCATTCTATCACAATACTTTAATATCTTAGGGTCATCGGTTGTTGTTTTCCAATGCTTGTAATATCGTATCATGTGTATCATTAGAATAGTCTTTGCTGTTGTTTGTGTTGTTCTATTCGCTTAATGGCAGCTTCGTAGTAGTCTTTATCAAGTTCGCACCCTGTAAGCTCATATCCTAAATTATGACAAGCTATTGCTATTGAGCCACTACCTAAATGAGTGTCGAGTATCTTGTCGTTTTCTTTAGCGTAATTCATAAGTAGCCATTCGTAAAGTTTAACAGGCTTTTGTGTTGGATGTATTGGCTTATCTTTCCAAATATGTGTCCTGTGTATATTAACTACTCTTGTAGGGCTTTTGATATTAGAGTATGCCAATTCACAATCCGACATAGTTAATCCCATTTGCCCTTTATACCAAACAATCCAACCCTTGCTTTTTTCTAAAAATTGCGGATAGTAATTTGCCCCCCAAATAATTTGAAACTTACTAACTCTTTTAAGTTCGTTAAAATACTCTTCTTTAGGACATTCATTATCCCAATCTTTAAATTTATGTGCTTTTCTAATTTGCACACCATTAACAATATCTTCTTTTTGCCCATCAATACCAATACCATAAGGGGGATCAACGATAGCAAGGTCGAAGTAGTTATCCTCATACCTTACCATTAAATCCATACAGTCCTCGTTTGTTATCATTCTACTGAAATTGCGTTTGCATCGTATATGGTCGCTTGTTGATTTCTCGGTTGTATATTAAACCCTACCAACATAGCTTCTAAGCGTATTTTAACATCGTTTCTGCGTTCCTCAGGTACTTGGTCTATAAGTGAGTACAAAGGGTTCTCTATTCGCTTTGCAACCACCTCTATCGGTTCGTCCTTTATATTGTAGAATATGTTATACACTTTATCAAAGTCTGCTTTAAAATCCTTATCGTGTTTGTAGTAATGTGTAAACCTATCTAAGTGATAGAGAACATTTGCGTGGTTTTGGTTAAACGCTTCTGAGATATGCCTTTTGATCACTTCCTGCTCACGCATTATTCTATAAGCCATCATCCTACCCTTTACTACTTTATGCTTACGATTGTTCTCAGTTATATCTATACCTAAGTGTTCTTTGATGATCTTTTCTAATCGTGTCTTGATATCTTTTGTGTACGTCATATTAATAGTGTGTGCAGATATATTTTAATTGCACTTTATTTAAGTTAAACCATTCCCCTCTTACTCTCTGTTTGTTGTA